CCAGTTACTGCTGGTCCTGTACGTACTGCGGTTGTAATCTGTACACCGGGCATTCGCCATCCTCCGTGCTAATTGAAACCTTGATTTAGATATCCTCAGCGAGTATACCTAAATCATTGCTCGTCTTCAGGAAGTATTGCTTCGGCTGGAGCCTCTTCAATAACTTCAGTATTTGACGCTTCTGGTAATTGTACTTCAACTTCCTGCTCTTGCTCAGGAGTTTCTTCTGTAATTTTCTTGGAACGGCTTGAGCGCGTTTTTGGAGCAGGGGTTTCTTCTACGACTTCTGCTGGCGCACTGGACGGAATGTTCTCTGCCCTTTCTCCAAGGACAACTACGAGTTTCTGATTAATGAGACCTTCAAGAATCTGATTATCGGCAACCCAGAGGCTCTTATTGGGCTTCAGGTATGTTCCGTGCGTGTCGCAAATAATCGGATGCTGCTGTGAGTTCCATACTTTTTTCTCAGGCATCATGTTCCTCGCATGTTGTAAAAATCAGCGTCAATTGCATTTAGCCCTGCAATTGGTTGACGGTAAATAAGTTCGTTTAGATACAAATCATACCCCACGTAAGCACCTGCGAGCACACGGTCACCCTTAATCAGGGTCAAGTCTGAAAACTCTTCGCGTACTGTGCTTTCGTCAAGCATGACGTCTACCGTGGGTTCACTTAGCCCCTTCATGCACGGCGAATCCAACAACGATGAGCGGACAACGGTTGACAACCTGTCACGCATCAAGGTGACCGCTTCCGAACCTTCGGTTTTAGCCCAGATATAAGTGCGCATGGAGTAAGAGACGCGATACAAGGGGTCTCCTGCTCCGTAGTTCAAAAGCCTGTCAAAAGAATTCGTGGAGATGACAACGGTGATAAGCGTCGGCCAGTGGTCTAATGCGATTGGCTCGTATACGAGGTACTTTTCGGGGTCTGGCAGCGTGTAGTCATCCACATTCCACGCATTGCGGTAGCGGGTGAGCCGAGTTGGGATGTCATATTCAAGATAGTCATTGACAACTTTTTTGGCGAAATGTGCGCCAAACATGACGACATCTTGTTCATTAGGCATTATGCACCACCAAAGAATCTGCGAGCGCCACGACCATCAGACCCGACAATATGCTTAGCAGCCTTATCCGCCAGTTCTCGTGCGAACATGGGGGGCTCAAAAACAATCTGCCGTTTTGCCATTCTGGTAGTGCCGTACTGGTGAAATTTAGCATATTCAATCTTGGTTCCGAATGTCGCATTCGTTGGATTTATCTCATTTGGCGCACCATTGAGGCTCGTTAGGTCGCGAAATAGTTTTCCAGTCTGCTGCATTATTGGCATTCCGGGGAACCGAGTCGCCTTCCATGCCGAATAACGCGCTGAAAGTGGTGACCATCCACCTACTGGCAAACCGCTAGTGGTGAAGTTCTCTGCATTTGCTCGCGCCAGATAGCGTTTTGCCCATTGAAAAACAACTGTGAAGTCTTGGCTTCGTACAATCATGCCATCCAGATACTCAATAGCATCATCGGCATCGCAGTCAATCTTGATGCGAATCAAGCGACTCGGCTCCTACGCCACCGTTTTACAGCAAGTAGTTCCTTCTCAAGGAAACCAGTCTCAAGTGGGGCAACGTTGCGCGTCTCCAAATCCTTAATGCCGACAACATCATCATGCATATTCTGCATTTCCCTTGTCGCGGCACGCAAAAGCATTAGTTTGAAGACTTTAATCCCTTCACCAGCGAGACCAGCGGTATAGGAAACGGTGATGACATCATTTGCGAAGCCACGGAAAACATCAATACCGTAACGGCGCACGACATAATCAATTCCATCAGTAAGGGTTGCTGCAGTCGTTGAACCCTGTTGACGCAGTGTTACTTCTTCAACCTCAATAACTGGAGAGTTACGCAAATAGACAGTTTGTGGTGGTTGCATGTAAGAAACCATACTTACCGTATCGGTTGACGCAGATGACTCATTCGTAAAGAACGAGGACATGGGTACGCCTGTATGGTTTGACTCAAGAACGTACGTTTCCTCAAAAACTGTAGGTTCTACAGGTCGGCGAAGATACGACTCAAGTTCACTTTGAAGACCCTCAAGTACAAACTCAGCAGCCTCTTCCTGACGGTTGCTGAATCGGATATCCATGTACTTGGAGAGGTCAGATACGGATACCAGCATGGCTGGTCACCTCCCTATCGTGTTGGCGGACGATTTGCTCGCTCACGCCTTGTGCGACGGTTTGCCTCTACCCGCCGAGCAACGTTGCGGACTCCACGACGAAGCCGTGTTAGAAATCCTGCACGCCGCTCACCGCCAGCAGGTGCCGCTCCTCCAGCACCACGTGGGGCACGAGCGGCGCGCCCTCCAGCAGAGCGTGCAGCCCGACCAGCAGCAGCAGCCCGTGCTCCACCGCGCTCGGCTCGCTGCGCTGCGCGCCTACCAGCCAGAAGTTCACGCTGACGACGACGGTAATACCGAGCGTTGCCGGGAACGTTACGACCATTGACTCGCCGTGGACGACGAATGAAGCGCGCGCGGCGCACAACGTCACCACGGGTGTCAACGTCAGTTAAAAATTCAACATCTTCTGTCAGATTGCTTGTGGGCATCAGCCAGTCCTCCAAATGCGAGACTGACCAACATTACCACAATTAATTTGTCCAATAAATCATCTATCAGCATTAGGTGGGCGTTCAATAACCTGATTATCTAATTCGCCTTTACTCGGTGCCTCTACAGGAACCCACGCTTTTGAGTACTGATGCTGTGGAATTTTCCGTTGCTTAAGGAGCCCCCCAGTAAGCATCAGGTCAAATTCGTCAGCGGACATATTCAGCATGTCGGCGATTTCGTCTGCGCTGTACTTGTCCGATACGACAAGTGTTCTGATTAATTTACTGAACGGCTTTGCAAAGATAGTTCCACGGGCACGGTTGAGGCGCACATGCATAATCATTGCGTCAACGTTGTCAATGTCAACAATAATAACTGGAACTTTCTTTCCATATTTCTTAGCGAAATCAGGACTCTGCGCAGTAACCCACCTATGGAAACCATCAATTATGTGGCTGGTTGATTTCTGTACAATGATTGGCTGAAGCCACCCATAATCATTCATGGACTCCGCGAGAAGCAACATGTCAGGCTTTAGTACATAGTTGACACGCCATGGGGCAGGCTTGATGGAATTTAAGGGCATTTCGGAGTAATTCATTTGTAATCATCCAGACTATCAAGGTCATTTTGGTCTTGTTCCTGCTGTGCAGCAAGTGTTCTTAGCGTGTGTGCGCGCGTCTTCGGTCCGACAGGGTTTGGCGAAGTAACTTGGAACTCATTCAACAGGAGCGTACGAATGAGAGAGTCAAGCGGATAGCCGAATTTGTCTGTCGCCTGCTTCTTCCTAAACTCGCCAGCAAATTTCATTGCCGCTCCCTGCATACCCGGCGTAAGCATGTTGTCGTCAATACATTGACGCACACCCTCCCAACCGTCTTCAACATATTGGGCAATTAGTGCCTCAATGTTGAATTCACTCCACCAGCGGCGTTGTGCGTCAATATGCGGATAGCACTCGTAGAGCCTGTCAAAAAACTCGGGCTCTGTTGCCACAACATCCCCGATGCGACGCGACGCAACAGCATGTAACGGAATTCCAACACGGGTATTGCTTCCAGTAATCGCTGCAAGGTCGTAGTATTCGCAATACTCTCCGCCGTGCTCCTCGGTAATAAACTTGAGCACATCATCTGTCGTCCAGTCGTAAATCACTTTTGCGAACCGAAGTGGCACAGACTTTTTCATCCTGAACGGAATGTTGATGTAATTCTCGTGCAATTTTTGAACGCACGAGCGATAACGAATCATTGATTCGTTTGCACGTACGCCAGTAATGAATGCTGTTCTACCGCGCTTACCTTGCATGGTATAGAAGTCAATTGTCTCAGGAATTGGGCGAGATGGGTCAATCCCAAAATGCTCAGCACGAATAGCAAATGGTGGCATTTCTCGTATAAGCATGTCTCTCTTGGCTCGCTCTGGAGACCAGAGCAGGCAGTATTCACGCCTGCCGAGAACCCATACTTCCTGTCCGACTGGAAGGCAGTACCACTCCATGTCAACCCAGTCATAGTCACGAACTTTCATAATGAAGTCAATAACTAGTGGGCTTACCATTTCCTCATCACGGAAAATAACCTTGACTGGTCCGAGGTTACGTTCCTCGTGAATTTCCTTTGCGAGATAAAGGACTGCAGTTGAGTCCTTGCCCCCAGAGAATTGAACGCAAACGGTGTCAAACGTATCGTAGACGTGACGCATGCGCTCGCGTGCAGCATCTACGCACGAAATATCAAGGAACATTCGCTGCCGTGTCATGAGAACGAAAGAATGTCCTCTTCGGATAGGTTTTCAAATTCCCATCGTCCATCAAGCGCAGCCCACAAGGCACCATCAATCGGTGTCGGCTCAAGGTCATACGAGGTCATCATTGAACGGTGCTTTTCAATGGCGCGACGGAGGAAGTCAACAGCCTTCAAACGCTCGTCAACGGCTTCACCACCAATAGCAATCATTCGCGTTACTTCATCAAGCCTGTTGGTCACATGGAACTTAAAGCGTTCAATCTTTTTGCGACGAGCCTCAAACTCTGCTGTTGCTTCAGCAATAAGTTTTACACCGTCTGAGCCAAGAGCCTTAAACGTCTTGATTTGCTCCTGCTCGTAGGTATAGATACTTCCAAGTTGGTCATTGAGGTTTGTCTCTAGTGTTTTTAGCGCACGCTGCCACCGACTCCAGTTCTCGGGGAGTTGAAGGTATTCCTTCTGTGGTTGCGTTGCGCGGTTCTTTACATCTTCCGCCACTACGCGGGCGAATGTATCGTCATTCATTTTTTTCTCCAGTATGGGCATATTGATTTAAATGAACACCAATCGCACAATCTGGATGGCTTGTACTCAAACTCTCCAGTTGCACATCGGTCTTCAATGTTTGTTCTAACTTCCAACACCGTGTCGTAGACATTTTGAATGTCTTCTGATGTTGGTGATTTATGGAGCCGCTCACCATCCTTGATGTAAAGCAACTCCACAGAATCTATTGGTTTTGACAGTTGTTCTTGGAGAACCACCCCATAGAGCAACAACTGGAAAAACTTGTCGCCAGAGTAACGTGGCTTCGGTGTCTTCCCAGTCTTGTAGTCACCAATTACGATTGCGTCATCAAGCAGGTGCCATCGGTCAATAAATCCTTTGACCCGAACACCATTGACATCATGGTTTATTTCGTGTTCCAGTCCGTCAAATTCACGCTGAGTTGGGTCTTCCATAGAGAATAATTTCTCTACGCACCACCACGAGTTCCAGCGGAAGCGACGAATTGCTTCAGGCGTCTTCGCTACTAGCGATGCTCGTTCTTCATACTCAACCCAAATATTGGCAGCAAGCATTCGGGCTGTCGCCAACGTTCGCGTAGATGCTTCAGCCTTGTACAAATTCTCAAGTATGTCGTGGACAAAGTTACCCATGAGAGACGCCTCAGTTGGGGGCTCTGGTAAACCGTCAATACGTGAGTACTTGTACCTCAACGGACATTGCTGAAACGTTGATATTGAGGATGCCGAAAGATGCGGAGGAGGGACTAACTCACTCACTGACTGAATCGTTCACCGTGATGCCGCCGAATTCAATTCGGACACATTCTGCAATAAGTGCTTGAAGTTCATTATCGGTGAACTCATGTGGCTTGGGCGTGGGGCGACCACTGCTGTACTTGCTCCAAAAGGTTTTTACTTCTCCCTTTTGCTCAGGTGAGAACTTGTCCAAGAATGTCTTGAACTTTGGGTACATATCGCTCACCTGTGGAGCCGATGCTGCCGCCTCTTCCGCCTCATCAAGACTGAGAGCCTCCTCGCTTCGCGCAAGATAGAGACCCACCCCAAACTGCTGTGCCGCCTTCTTTAGTGCGTCAGAAACTGCACCCTTAAACTCGTCGCCCAAGTCAACAATGTCACCCTGCTTGGTGCGCTTAATCTTTTGACCACCATAGCCGTCCTTGGAGATGCTTACGAATCGGTCACCATGCGTGTATGCGGTAATGCGCACGCACGCAACGATGAAGTCTGGGTCATGGGCATCGCGCTCACACTTGATGATTTCACTACTCCACCCGTCAATCCCGAAAACCTTGTTCATGCGTGTGATGACTTCACTGACAGGAATGTACGTGAGTGACGCGCCACCCTTTTTGAGCACCTTTTCAACCTCGGGGGCAAATGGTTCGGAAAGGTCTTTTGACATTTGCGCCGCACGCTGTGCGTGACGCTTCTCTTCCCGCTCACGCTCTTCGCGCCACTCGCTATGCATTGACGCTACTGAGTCTGCCGTTTCCACTTCTTGCACAATCGTGTCCAAGACTGCATCCTGAGTTGCTTTCTTCGCTGTTGCCATGTCTATTACTTTGCCTTTCGTACAATGATGTTTGTTTTGTATTCGCCAACTTCGCAGAACTTATCTGCGTTAATGCCGATTTTTGAGAGTTCCTTGACTCGCCAGTACGAGGGTTGAACAAAATCCAACACCTTTGCGATGAGTTCTTCGGGAGACATCATCACTTCGCCAGTATCCATATCAATTGATTCAGATACGAGACGACGTGCAACTTCTGCAATCAGTTTGGGATGTTCCCACTGTTTCCTGTCAGATGCTGTGCGCACTTCAATGCGGTTCTCGCCGTATGCCATATCTTCAACTTGGGCTTCTTGGAAAAGCCGTGTTGCGCGAGCAGAGTACGTGGAATAGACATCGCCGAATGCACCCTTGAGGGAATGCAGTTCAATGAGTGTTGAACCGACCTCATCAATGGGGGGATTGTCTCCCGTGAACTCATTCAACTTCGCGTCTACTTCAATCAACAGTTTGTTTAGATTCGCCAACAAGGCGTTTAGTTCAGTCACTTTATCCTCTCGGTAAGTCGTAGTTAGGTTTACGTCAGATGACGATAGCAGCACGACGTCGCTGTGGCAAACCCAAACCAGCAAGAAATGTGAATGCCCCAACCACGGAGTCCACTTGGTCGTCGTGGTTACATGCTTCGGGGAAGGATGCCATCTCATCCAAGAAGTCAGTAATCCATGCCCCACGCACTAAGCGAACGTTTCCATTTGCAACGGCAGCAGCGAACGGACGTGCTCGCGTAAGTTTATCCCCCGAGGCACGGAGTCCCACTAGGTCGTACCCAGGAACCACGTATCGTGCATATTGGTCAATTAACGCTTTGCCAGAAGAACCAGGCTCCTGCTCAATCCGAATAGCCACAGTTTTTCCATCTTCAGCAGCAGTTTGTGCGATTAACTGCTCCACTTTGTCCCCTCGTGCCCTCACTTTACGAACATCAAGGACGTAGGCGACACCTTGGTCAAAGAGCATCAGGGTTCCGACTGTCCAGTCGGGGTCAAGATTCCCCGAATGGGGCTCGGTAGCCGCCAAGTCCCAGAAACGTACAGCCCGAGCCGACGAGGTCACGATTGGGACTTCATGCTGGTCAATTATGACGAAATCGTTACGGTCAAACAGGGTTCCGAGGGAGGTTGACCACCAGTCACCTTTTTCCAGTCGGTTTCGTTCAACGGGGTCTAGTGCCTGAAGAGCCATCCTGTAGGAGTCGGCGTCAATGCCAGGGTTGTCCTTCAGGAGCGATGGGACGAAGATTCTCCCAGTTTCCTTGCCTTCTACAATAAATCGCTGACGAACCCAGTTGGGAGCAGGGTTAGAGGCGGCACGCATGCGGAGTGGCACTTGTGAAAGCGGACCGCTGGCGGGTCGGCGCAGACGAGAGAAAAGGTATCGGTAGTCAGATTCACGAATTTCCGTCACTTCGTCCATTCCGATAAACTGAAACTCTGAACCTTTATAGCGTAAATAGTCATTAGTATTATTTAAATAGCCAAATGAAATACGTGCCCCAGATGGGAAGGTTGCAACGTAACTATTTGCGTTCCAGTGGATATCCTCCTCCCCGCCAATCCAGTCCTTGAATCTGTCCATAAGGGCGCCCGGAAGCGAGAGGTCTGCGTACGTGCGACGGAACAGGATTGCGGAATAGTTGGGCACATCCACGTACTGCATCGCAGACATAAGCAATGCTGAAGACTTGCCTCCGCCTGCTGCTCCACCAAACAAAGCCTCAAGTGCGTTGGTGCGCAAGAACACGCGCTGCGTTAGCGACGGCTCCTCTGGGCAATATGGCGAGGGTCGTGGCGTTAAATACTCAAGAACTTTGTTCCAGTCCGTCATTACTCCACCATGATAGGCACTCTCAGTGCTGTATTATTGCAGAGTACTGCGCTAAGGTGACGCCTGCATGAAACTAAAACAATTCCTACGTGCCCGTATGACTAGGGCAAATGCTGCACATTCTCTGATGATTTCTTTTGTAATCTGTACATCAGCAGGTATTGCAATTATAGTACCACCCGT